TTGCTCCAGTGTGGATATTCCACTGCACATTGGAAGGATTGGCCATGTTCTTCGACACGGTGAACGGGTTCGTATACGCCGCATGGAAGCTGTACCCATATCGTGACCCGTTGTAGAAGTAGATCACGTCGCCGATAGCGGCTGTAATCGGCGGCCCTTCAATCGTGACTGTCGTCGGCGTGATGCTGTACGACGCATTGCTGGACTGATTGATGCCGGTCGGATTACTCGCATTGAACGGCCATGCTGCCCCGCCGTTGCCGGTGTGCGCCCAGGCAACAGAAAGGGTTGCTCCCGTACCGCCACCACCCGAAGTCGCCACGTTGTTTGTATAGCTCGCGCCCGGACATCCCGAGCCTCTTGCGGTCATTACCGGAAGCGGCGTCGGCTGGACAACGCCTCCCGACACAGTGACAGTGAATTGTGGAGGTGTTGAACAAATCCCTGTCGCTGACAGCGTCTGCGTCCCGTTGGTGTATCCAGTGCCGCCCCGCATCACCGATGCTTGTTTGGCACTGGCTTCCGACGCCAACACCAGCGGCACATGGTCGAACGTCAGCGTGTTGCCCGACACACCGCGCACCGTCATGATCGCCATATAAGAGTTGGTGTTGTCCGCAATCACATTGTACGACACCGTGTTGGGCCAGACGATACCGCCGCCGGTCGAGCCGCCGCCGCTTCGCGCGAGAAAGTTGTTGTACGAAACACCGCCCGATCTGATTTGCACCGGACTGCCAGACGCATCAGCCGAAATGTTCCTCTGAAACGTCAGAAGGCAACAGTTTTCATGATCGTAGGCACCATGCGACTGATCGTTTGGGCTGGCCCACGAATTCTCATACTGTGTTCGTGACTCCGGAACAGTAGTACACTTTGCAGGCATGAAGCGGGCGGGCGCGCAATCAACGTCCACCTGCCGCCAACCGGCATGATGCAGGACATTTTCCTCGGCAAGAATAGCAGCGCCCACATTGTAATTGTCACCCAGATAGAGGCCCTGATTTCTCAGGCTATAAGTGGCCGACATAGAACTGACGTTGCGGCGCAAGAACCCCTTGACCGGCAAGTTCGCATTATTAATAGCAATCCCAGGCCCCGACCCGTCAAGGTAATTGTCCTCTGCATAGACCCACTGCGTCGGATTGCCAGCAAAACTGATGTTCCCAAAACTACAATTATGATGCGAGAGCATCAATCGATCACCCACCTTGATGTCGAAGTTGGGTGGGATGTCGTTTATAAGTGTCAAGACAGCGCCTGAAGCACTGTTCAACCGCATTGTAGGACATCCCTCTCCATTGGACATCTGCGCGTAACTGCTGAAATTAAATATCCCATATACCTGCGCGACTGCGGGATTGAGAATGCCAGTTGGCAAGGCGGACGGCAGCGTGATCTGACGCATGCCCATCGTACCGCCAGATACATAGGTGTGGACAAAGTTAGCGGTTGTCAGATCAATCGTCGTCGCATTGATCACCGAATACGTCGCCCATGTACCGTTCGCCTCAGTCATCCCCGTCGTAATGTTTCCCAGTCCGCTAAACGGCGTCGTGAACACCGAGCCTTGTAGATCGATGTGCGTACTATCGACCACCGTCACGACCCAGTCGCCGTTGGCGTTAGAATTAACCCCCAGAACCGTCCGCGTGTCTCCCGTGATGATCTCGGTACCGACCAGTGGCGCAGCCAGCGTCAGACGGATGCAACCAGTACACGTCCCCGATGGAGAGGAACTTGTCGTCGTTACATTCTTGAAGCCGCCGACACCACTCACATAGACTGGCCCCGCCAAGTTGGCGGTGCTGCCGACGGTCAGACGTATTTTACCGGAACCGTTATTGGCGGCCGCAAAAATCGTCTGCTGTCCGAGAGCGGGAACAGTCGCGACCATAAACCCGGCATTATAGGTTGGATTATTATAATCCATGATCTTATTTATACTGTCGCTATGCAAACTCAGCACGGCGATATTATTGCCCGCGCCTGCCTGGGAAATATAGAGTTGTCCTATCGATGTGAATTTGGGCCGTGGATTTGCCAACGGACCGAAAGCTCCAATCACAACAGGAGCGTTAGGGCTGGCCCCGTTGATGTAGAAATTGCATGCTTGACCCCCACCGAACGAACAGATGCCGCCCATTATGTTAGTAGAAGGTGCCGCTGCCCCTGTGCATGTGCTGAACATATATGGATCTACAAAGCAATCGCCGCGCCGGAACAGCAGGAAGTCGGATGATCCATCGCGCACCGCGTCCATGTATGTGCTTCGAAACGGACACGCCTTGGTCATGTCTGCCCCGCCATTGGTGGGATCAGTCTCAAAGCTGAACCCCGCCGTCGCTGCGACACGACACGTCGCCAGCGTCCCCGTGCCCTGCTCGGCTATGTAAATCACGCAGGTGCCGTTCCATGTCGGCGTGCCAGTCGAATTGCATGGCGTTGCCCCGCTCGTCCCCACAGTCGGCGAAAATGTAGTCCATCCGTCAGCCTCGACGCACCACATCTGTCCGACCGGCACCGAGCCGCAGGCGTTGGCATAGGTGATGGCACCGGCACCGCCGCCACCGACGGCGGCGGGAGCACCACCATGTCGAACCCCTGCCTGCGCCGTCGACAGGCCAAGGAGCGCAAACAGGACAGCTAGAATAACTTTCATGGCGTACCCCAATAGGTTTTTTGATTGAGCGTGATAGAAGTCTGTGAAGCGCCGGGAATGCCTCCGACCAGATCGTAGATGATGATCTCGCCGACTGCGCCGTTGAAGCATTCGTTGCCAACACCTATCCCGCAGAAAAACATCGATGGGTAAGCGGTCATCGCGTAGACATTCGTGCCCGTCCCAGCTGCCGTACGGTTTGTCCAGTGTGACCAAAGGCCACTTGCTTGATTATATTGCACCTCCAGCAGCGCGGCGGTCCCGCTCGCTGGTGAACTGGTAGACGCGCCAACCAAGGCGGATGCACTTTTCATCAACTGAACATTACCGCCCGAAAATCTCCATTCCCACGATTGATCCAATGTCGAACCAGTGATGGCGTTATCGCCCGCACCGCTATCCCACCGGACAGCCGCGCTCTGCCACATCGTGTTGGTCGGGGTGGCCATCATGGTGGCGTTTGTCAAATAGGTTGGCGTGGCTTTGACAGAGAGTAACGCTGGTTTTGAGTTGAGCGTGGTTACCGCCCCGGTCTGGTAGATGATCGGGGCGCTGGCGAAAGTAGGCACCGTGTGATTGAAACCAGCGCCACACTGGTCATACCAGGTCATCACCTTGCACGTCGTGCCGCTGCAATAGGTGCCGAGCGCAGCCGTGTCCAGAACGTCAGAAGCGAACCCGATGTCGGTCTGCCCCGTCGTTGCGCGCTCCACCCTGATGGCGCTGCCTGCGTAGGCCGTCAGCAGCTTCCGCGTCGAGAAGCACGCCTTGACGCCTGTGGTCAGCCCGTCGAGGACAAGGCTGCCACCACCACCGCCACCACTCCCCGCCTTGCCCGGCCCCGGAAATGGCAGGCTAACCTGCGCCTGCGCGCAACCAGCCCACAGCAAGGCTGCAAGCAGTAAAGCCAGCCGTTTCATCGAACCACCCGCCAGTTGATCGTGATTGCGCCAGGCGTGATCGATGCGCTTGTGGAATTACACACCTTGAAATTCACATTATTTGCGGTTGGATAAGGAATGATGGCGAGCATGCCGGTGGTCAAGGGAACATAGCCCGTCACCGCGGTTGGATCTCCGTTGAACGATGCCGTTATGACGTCGGTCGTGGCAACGCCTGTTGCCGCCACCGTGACCGCCGTGGCGCAGGTGGCCGAGGCAATCGCGCTGGTGCCCATTGCCGCAGTACCGCTGCCAACTAGCGCGGCGCCAACGCCTGTCAGGTCGAGCTTGTAGTTCGTGCCATCAGAATTGATCCCGACGCATTTAGGTGCGCCAGCCGACCCCGCTGGCAGGACGTAGGTCGCCGCCCCGCCAATGGTCGACGTTGCCGGCGTGATGGTCTGCGTTCCCGCGCCGATGTTGCAGACCTCTAGATATTTACCCGTTTCAAATCCTGCGCTCCCGGCGGCCGGGATTGTCGGGATCTGGTTCGAAGCGTTGCTGAGATAAACAACCGTGAACACATCTGCGGCCACGATCGGGTAATTAGCCCCGGTTCGTGTTGGAAATGACGACGTATTGGTAAGTGCCTTGATCTGGTCGACGCCGATTTTCACCGTCGTCCCACCCTGCATTCCAGAAACTATCTCGGTGCCACTCAGCGCCGACGCGGCAGGCAATCCGCCGATGGTAGTCGTCTGCGCCAGTGCCATGCCGCACAGAGCAGGCAAGATGACGAATGCAAGAGCAACGCGCTTCATTTGATTTCTCCCTAGCTAGGTAACGATCTTCGCACCGCTCTCAGTGACGATAAATGTTCCGCTCTCGGTAACAATCGAAGTGCTCGATGAACCGGGATCGGCGAGTGTCGTAATTGTAAAGGTGTCGCTGACGCCGCCGATCGTCAGCACCACGTTGACGGCGGTCGAGTACGAACCCGACGACGTGCCGCGGACCTTGACGTTGTCGCCAGCGACAACGGTGGTCGAGGCGGTAGCATAGACGCCGCCGTTGATGGAGTATGCCCCGCCCGTGATGGTCATGGTGGCAGGCCCGTCGATCCCGGCAACCGTGATGGCGTTGCTTTCAATGACGGTTGAAAGCGCCGCCCCGGTGACATCCGTGAACGAGAACGCGTTCGGCGTGGTGTCCTCGACCACGTTGGTGACCGTAATGGCAACAGGCTGAACGATGGTATCCACACCATTGGTCGCCGACACCGTCACCAGATGCCAGGTCGCTGTCTCGTAATCCAGCGCGGCGGCGGTGTTGAGGTTGCTGCCGTTGGTGCCTGCCGTGGTGAACTTGCCGCCCGCGCTGTCGGTCAGCGTGAACGTATAGGTGCCGGTGCCGCCCTGGACACTGAGCACGCCGACGGTGGTGCCGATCGTGGCGCTCTCGACCACGGTTGGTGTCGACAGCACGACCGCCGGCCCGGTGGCATAGGCCGTGCGCGCGATCATCGCAGCGCGGAAACTTGCCATGTTACCTCCTGTTGCCCATGCAACGAGCCATCTGCACCGGCGTTCGCGCCAGTGCCTTGCACTGCACCTCGGCCTGGATGGCATCGACTTCCGGCTTGGTGTAGACGGGATCTGGCGCTTCCACGGCAGGCGCTACCAGCGGCACCGGCTCAAACACGGTTCGGAACGGAACGGTGCATCCCGCCAGAGGCAGCACCAGGCTGAGCACCAGCCAGCGCGATGTCATGGCCCGCGCATCTTGTCGACGAAATCGCCGAGCTCGAGCGGCGGCTGGCCCTCCAGCGCCCGGATCCGGTTCTCGTGGTCGAACGCCAGCGCCTGCCCCTCAGTTGCCTGCGGCGGCGGTGGCACCGGCTCGACGTAGGGGTCCGGCACCCCGCCAGCCTCTACCCACTGGACATAGCCGGGACTGAACTGGTCGCCGTTGTAGTCCCGGTTCGCCATGTCGGGCGGGATGCAAGCGCCGTCGCTGGTGCGAATGACGGCGCAGGGTTCTTGCGCTGCGGTGAGTTGATAGTCTGCCATCAGAGCCTCGCGTTTGCGGTGCTGATAGTATAATACGCTAATCCGCCTGCCGCCGTTGACGTGCCGTAATGAAGAAAACTCTTATTGGTAGAGGCCAAGATGGCGTAGGCAGAAATATTTATTGCGGGAAATACGTTTGCCTCGACAAATATTGTTGGAGATACACGCATTTCCACGGGGAAAGGCGACACAGCCCCAAAATTAACACCTCCGGCGGCTGCGTAACCCTGAAGTCCAGCATTAACGCGGGTCCAGTACCTCTGGCACGTCACCAACTCCTGATCGTAAGGCCGCATGATCAGCGGCGAGCGTTCGGCTGTGGGCGCTTCTACGCCGGGGAGAACGACGACGCCGGTGATGCGAAGTGCGTTATTGATCGCCGCCGCGCCATTTACCTGCCCCGGCGCAGCCAGATAAGCCGCCGCCGCCCAGACATTACCGGCAGGTGCTACATTAGTTGCTCCGCATGCCTGTGCAAACGTAACGACAATGCCCAAGGAATTGTCGGCGGCCCAAGTCCCCGCCGTGTCGCCGGGGATCGTAACAACGTTATATTGAGGGACGGTAACAGTGCCGTGCGTGTAGGTGAATGCGTAGCTGCGATTATTGGCTGCGTTGCGAATAGTTCCGCTGTAAACACCTGCTGGCGTATGGTTTGACCAAAAACCAATCGTTATTGGCTGCGCATTTGCGGTGCCCCAGTTCAAGCGCGCAATGCGATACCCTTCTATCAATTGCATCAAGACACTAAAGTCGCCTGCGCCCAGAGATGGCTGCGCAGTAGTAACAGCCGCGTAAATATAATTAGGTAAAACAAATCCAGCATTGTTCGGTGACATGCCGGCACTAACAGCCATAGTTCCAGCGAACTGCATCTTCCAGCCATCGCATACATAACCGTTGGTCGACCTGCCCGTCGTTCCTAACTCCTGACTAACCTCTATTCCACCGTTGATCTGCATCCCGCTGTACGCCAGCGCATCGAACGGCGCGGCGTAGATGTTCTGGCGGGCTTGCGCGTCCTGCGCCTCAGTCAGGTTTTGCGGCGTGTCGTAGCGCACCGCGCCGACCGTGTTCACCGTGCCGCTGGTCCATTTCTCGCCGTCCCAGGTGTATTGCCCCTGCCCCGGCACGGCAGGGTTCGGCCAGAGATCGCCGACGAGAGGTGATGTTGGGAAGTTGATGCCGATGGGAACCTCCTCTTAGTTGTCGGTTGCGGTGAGTTGATAGTCTGCCATCAGAGCCTCGCGTCTGCGACTATGGTGTCGTAAAGGAAGTAGCCGTAACCTGTGCCGTTTCCAATATGCTCAATATACGCGCCATTAATTGACGCCACTATGTTGGAGTTCACAGGAAACAGTTGAACAGTGGGTAAGTTTGGCGAAGAAATTGAAGGAACAGATCGCTTAGGCGTATTAAAATACAGCACGCTGCCGTGAGCAGCGCCATTCGTGACATACCCGGCCCAGACCAATGCTCTCATGTTAACGTGACGCTCGTAATACCTCTGACACGTCACCAGTTCCTGATCATACGGCCGCATAATCAGCGGCGAGCGTTCGGCGGAGGGTGCTTCGATGCCGGGGAGGACGACGACGCCGGTGATACGGAAGACGTCGGAGGTTGAGGCAACGCCGTTGGTCTGTCCCGGTGCGGCTTGGTAGCTTCCTGAGTGCCAAGCGTTTGCTGATGGCGCGACTAGGCCGCTGGCAATAACGAACTGAATGTTTATCCCCAGCGCGCTGGTTGTATTCCAGACGCCATCAGTACAGCCGGGGATGGTGATGACATTGTACTGCAAGCCACCGGAAACGTTGTGCGTGTAGGCCGCACAGTAAACCCTGTTGCTCGCAGCATTGCTGATGCTGATCGAGTAGATGCCTGTCCTGAAATGCTGCGACCAAAAGCCGATGGTGATCGGCTGCGCGTTTATCGTACCCCACGCCAGCCGCGCAACACGATGGCCCTCGATTGGATGGTTGATGACGAGGTAGTCGCCAGTCCCTATCGTCGTCTGCGCTGTCGTGGTGACGGTATACAAAGCTCCGGGGATGCCTACAGCAACTGGTACGCCTACTGTTACACCTGCGGCAAACGCCATTGTTCCGCTTTTGTAGATGCGGAAGCCGTCGCAAATATAATCGCTGCTTGCTGTGACGTTATTCTCGTATCCCTTCTCCTGACTGACTTCCATCGACCCGTTGATCTGCATCCCGCTATACGCCAGCGCGTCGAACGGTGCGGCGTAGATGTTCTGGCGGGCCTGTGTGGTCTGCCCTTTGACAATGGGCAGCGGATAATAAACGTCATTCGTTGGCGTCTGCGGCGTATACGCCACCGCACCGATCGACGCCGCGCTGGTCGCAGGCACCGCCATTACCCATTGCGTAGAACTACCGTCGTTATAGAGGATGTACAGGTTGCCGGTGTCGCTCTCCCACCAAAGCGTCCCCACCGGCGATCCGACCGGCGGCGTGTCGCCGACAATGATGGTGCCGGCGCCTAGCTCGGCAATGGTCTTGCCGCCGTCCTTGATGATGGTGCCCGATGTGCCGTTGAAAACCGCGATGCGTTCGTGAACAGCACCAGCCGGTCCCGTGACGTTGCCGGCACCCGTTCCCGTTGCGCCTGGCGGCCCCTCTGGACCCATCGGCCCCGTCGGTCCGGTATTACCTACCTGGCCCTTTGTGCCAGCAATGGAAAACAGCCAGTCGCTATAGGTTCCGGAGTTGTTGACCAGATCCGCCGCCATGGTCAGCGTGGTGCCGCTGTAGGTAGCGACACCTTCCATCCAGTTGTTCAGGTTGGCAGCACTCGCCGCCCGCACCCGCGCGCCGTTGTAGGCCAGCGATGTCTGCGTCGTGAACACCTTCGGCGGTGGCGATAGCCCGATAAGCATTGGCGTTGCCGACGTGCCGCCGTAGCCGAGCGCGGTCAGCCCCGCCGACGGCACCCAGACGCCGCCCTGCTTCACCCACCACTGCCCGGTCGATGGCTTGAACGCCAGCTGCCCTTCGTCGCCATAGGACGGATCGGGCACCGTCTCCTCGGCGCCGAGAATGAACGGCAGGCCGTCGGTGTGCAGCTTTTCGAGCATGACGCCGACATCTTCAGCGGCGGCGACACCGACAACGCGGCCGACATAGTTCTGGTAAATCGTATAAGCGACGTTGCTCTGCGCGGCACCCTGCCACGGCACAATCTTCAGGTTGGCGGCGTCGGTCACCTCGGTGATCAGCACCGCTTCCGATCCGGCGATCGAGATGAAGTCGCCCTGCTTGACGTTGATGCCCGACCACATCACCCCGGCGCCGGTGACATCAGTGCCGCCGGCAGCGACGGATACCGTGCCGGTGGAATAGATTGGTAGGCTCATCAGATTACTCCTGGCAGGCGGTCGGCAGGATGCTCGCGCACACCGGCATCCTTCAATATGTTGTCCACTTCGCCCGCGGTCCTGGCCGCGCGCACATTGACGATCAGCCATCGCCGCAGGTTTTCAACCGCCATCAAGACATCCTGCTTGGCCAGGATGCGCGCGGCCAGGCCCGCGGCACTCATGCCTTCGATCTCGGCCGCCTCGACGAATGCCTTGCTCGGCTCGCCGCCGTCCGCCACCTGCTGGGCCAGTTGCCGTTTGCGGTCGTGCGCCAGATCCTGCGCAGTCGCGCCGCAGTGAAAGTTGATGCGCCGCTCGGCCCGCTTGATTACCTGCACCATCGGGTCGATCGCGATCTTCATTACCGCGCCTCGAATTCGAATTCATCACCAAGCCATGGAAACTCAGGCGTCAGACGCACCTTGTATTTGCCGGCATAGCCTGTGAATAGTTCCAACCGCCCGTCGTCTATCTCTGCTTCCGCCACCACCACGCCGTCGAGCAGCACATCCAGATGGGCGCGCGGCGGATCGAACTTCAGCGACAGCGTGTCCCTGCCGCTGGCTGCAACGGGTCGGACTTTCCCGATAATCGCTAGCTTCGGCTTCGGCACCGCTTCGCCGTCAACTACATAATTCGTCATGATGTCCAGCGCATCACCTTCATAAACCAGCGCGTTCTGTCCCAGTTGCTTGTACCGCGCCAACATGTCCTCGATGCTGGCCTGCGCCTGCAGGATGATATGAACAATCATTCCGCGATCGTCGTAGACCACCAGCACTGCGATTACCCTGCCGGCCGCTTGAACAGCGTGTAGGTTAGCTGGAATATCGAGCCGCCATATTTGACACGCAGTTGCATGTAGCTCGTCGTGGTCAGGACATAGGCCCACTGATCTGTAC